CTTCGGAAGCCGTACTTCTACAACAGCTCCGTAATTTTCATCCATGTTAGAACACGCTCCTTTTTGCATGATGGCCTGTTTTCCTGTTGCAACAGTGTAGACAGGTAAGATACTTGTATTATATAATAAAAATAAGCAGTTTTCCTTGAGTATATTGCTAAAAACAGGTAATATCCTGCGCGGAGGTCCTTATGCAGATCATAACCAATAAATCCCAGAAAGAGTTAAAAGAACATGGAAGTTTTCAGTTCCCTGTTTTAGTCAGCAGGGAGTGTCTTTCCGGCTATGAAACAGGGGCTTTTCTCTGGCACTGGCATCCGCGCCGGATGCCAAGGCCACAAAAGGATCAGCCATATCCGTCCAACCTCACAATCTCATCTAAAATCACATACTGCTGGATCTTCCCATTCACCAGCATGGGCATGATGGCGACTTTCATGCCCGGCTTCAAGGTATCTGTGGTAATCACTGAATCGGTGTAGTCGTTATGGATATCGTGGTTATGCGACTGGTAGGCCGCATCCCCGCTGCCGCCTGCCCGGTTCTGCGTAGCCGATACCAGATGGCCCCGGGCTGTCCTGCCATAGCCTGCCAGGAGGTAATGGGAAATCCACAGCTCCTCTTTGGTCAGGACGATGCCATTGTATTTCACCTGGATGTCCGGCGGGGATTGGAGTATCTCGCCAATCTGGATGGACGGGCTGTTGCTGCTCCTCGATACCTGCTCCATGAGGTTCAGCAGGCTGATATATGGATTTTTCTGCATTTCCCGTCACCCCCTTGACGTCTTGATGATGGTCGCCGGATAATAGTCGCTCCCCATGTCGATGCTCCCTTCGTAATGATGGAAACAGCCGTACACATTGGAGCTGTTGCCCCAGCATCCGCCGTTGCCGTCATAGACCACGACATGCCAGTTCGGGTCCGGCTTGCTGTAGCGGTTGTACATGATGATGTCGCCTTTCTCCAGCTGTGCCAGGTCGTAGGAAATCGCCAGTCCCCGGGCTTCGGCATCGGCCCGGAGCTGGTCGCAGCCTTTGACGTTATTGTTGTATTCCTGCGCAGCAAAGGGCGAATAACCGGCCGCGGCAACCGTCGCCCGGTCCACGCAGCCATTGGAGCCATAAGGCGAAACGGTGCCATCGAAATTCTCCATGCACGAATCCACCACATCGCCTCCGGCAGCATTCCCGCTCATGGGCGCCCCGCTCTTGCTGCCCGAAGCGGCTGCTGCAGGCGGCACATAATCCGGATTGGCGTTGTACGATGCACTGTCCAGTTCCTGCTTCTGTTCATCCAGCAGCTTGTTGAAGACCAGATGCAGATCCATGGTGTGCCTGTTCCCTTCAATCCGATGGCTGTCCGATTTGATGAAGAACCGCCCTTTGAGCTGTTCTTCCTGGATGTCCACGGAAAAGCCGGCGATACACTGGATATGGCCGAGCGCCTTGACAGCCATGTCATGGGCGACGGTCTTCAGCATGGCCCGGGCCTGCGAGGCATCGTCCTGCTGGGGGTCGGCCTTGCAGATGGCCTGGATGGTGCCGAAGCGTTCGATGTCGGTGCCATTCGTTATCTCGCCTTTCGTCTGGCCCGCACTGTCTACGACCACCACTTTCGATACCATATCTTCCACCGATTCCGACACGGATGCCCCGGTGAGATTCGTTTCATCGCTGATGAGAAAATCCTCTACCACCTGATCATTAGTGCAGACCACATTCAGCTTCCCGTCCGTCATGTAGATGTGATACCCCTTGCCGTCCTGTGCCGACTGGTAAGACAGCGCCTGCTTGATGGCATCGGTCGCTGAGATGTCATCGGCGATGAAACTGCACACCACGGAAAGGTCCGGCATCGTCCCAGCTTCAATATTAAAGTCGTGGATGGTCTGCCGGATGGCATCGGCCACAGTCACATTGGCGTATTTCCGGGTAATGCGGGATTTGGCCAGATAGATGATATTGTCAAAGGCCACAAAGCGCATGGAGTAGGACTCGCTGTCCCGGCTCCGGGAAAAGATGCGCCCCTGGAAAATGGGGAACATCTCCTGCGTGACCTCATCGGTATAGGAAAAACACACTTCATCGCCCAGCTCCAGAACGGCATTCGTCCAGTTCTTGTCTTTCGTGGTATAGGCGATGTCAAATTCCAGTTTTCTCCCGGCCTGCTCCACATCGCCCGACCAGGTATAGGAAAGGACGTAAGCAGACAAGTCCGTGTTCTGCGGCTTGTCTGCTTGCTGGTTTTCCGTATCTGCCTTATTTATCTTTGCCAACTGGAACATTTTCATCATTCCTTTTCAGGTTCATGGTCGTCAGCCGGATGATGTCACCCGTTTTCAGGCCGCCGTTTCGGATGATGCTGCGGTAGACCTGGAACTTGGAGAACTGCTCCTTATTGAGCGTGACCGATTTTCCGACAGCCCGGCCCACGACGTTGCCAATGCTGTCGCCTGGATAATAGGTGATGTTCTTCTTCATCTTCTGCCAGAACGACTCAGGGCGTTTCTTCAGCCCCGTTGCCGGGTCCGTTTTCCCTGTTTCCGCCGCTGTGACATAGCGGTATTCCGTCAGCGCCAGTTCATAATACACATCGCCGCTGCCGTCCTTTTCCCCGAACTTGAAGGAGCTGATCAGGCAGGGCATGGAAATAGGCGTGTCCGATACCGTGAGCTGGCAGACTTCGCCGCCTGTACGCATGGCTTCCAGTTCGGCGATATAGGTATAAGGCGACATCGTCATCATGGCAAAGGGATAATCCTGGGCGGGGAAAAATCCCGCCAGCGTCAGGGACTTCAGCCCGGTCCTGCCTTTCATGAGATACTCCCCGTAGTTGTTGATATTCACCGTGCCATGGTTCGTATTGACAGAAACCATCAGTTCCGAAGGCAGCACGGGAAAGGTCACGACAGAGCTGCCCGCAGTCAGGGAAATCGTCAGATTCTGTGACGCCTGCCCGATGGCATTCAGGATGGATTCTAAGAATGAGGCCATCAGATGGTCGCTCCTTTCATGCGGTTCATGCCGTACAGCCGAATCTTTTCCACCAGCTTGTCGGCTACAGCATCGATGTCCTGCTCGCTGCGGACGTTCATCGTATCGATGCGGATGGTAATAGAGCGGCTGCCTGCGTTCATGGCCTGCCGGATGCTTTCATCATGAGGGACCACGGTACTGCCGTTTGGCAGGTGGACCAGCTCGCCCCGGCGGTCTTCGTTGATGACAGCAAAGCCGCCGCCAAAGTTCTCGACGCCTCCGGCAAAGTGGCTGATGGGTTCAATATTGAATCCCACATGAGTCGGCGCCCCGCCCGTCAGAGACGGGATGTCGATGGACAGGCCGTTGATGCTGGCAATGAGTCCGTTCACCTGGTCAATGACCCAGTTCACGCCGCTCCGGAAAGTATCCTTGATGCTTTCCCAGATGCTGGAAGCCGTCTCGCTGATGCCGTTCATGGCCCCGTCCCAGGCCGAAGCAATCCATTGCATCCCGGCATCCACGGCATCCGACACCGCCCGGACGGCCTGTTCGATATACTGCGAAACCGTATCCCAGTTGCTCCAGAGGAGATACAGCCCTGCGATGACGGCAGCGATGACAATCAGGATGGGATTGGCCATCGCTGCTGCGCCGACTGCCCGGATGACCGTAATCATCATCCTGCCCACGGTCAGGAAGGTACTGCCCATGCCTTTGGCAACAATGGCGATGCCTCTCGCCACCGTGACGAGTCCTTTGAACTGGACAGCCAGGTATTTCGATACGCTCCCGGCCTTGCTGATGCCCGCGGCGATGGAGCTGAACGTCCCGAAGGCCCGTCCGCCTATCGTCAGCACCCGGCCCAGGGTGGAACCGAAGAGCTGGAAGGTCACGATGCCGAAAGCCACCTGGCCGATCAGGGCCTTCTGCTCCGGCGTCAGCGACCGGAACCAGGCCGCCAGCTCCTTCACCCGCAGGGACATGGCCTTGAAATAAGGGGTAAAGGAAACAGCCAGGTCCATCCCGGCATTCTTCAGCTGGTTCATGGCAATCTGCATCTGTTCGGACGGGGTCAGCATCTTCTCATAGGCTTCCCGGGTCATGCCGGCAGACTGGGCCATCTGGTCCATGACCTTGTCGAAATCCCCGGCGCCCTTGCCCGTCAGGACCAGGATGCTGTTCAATCCTTCTACGGAACCAAAGAGCTGGGCCATCTGTTCGGCATCGCCACCTGTAGCCCGCTTCACTTCATCCAGGAACTTCACCCAGCCCACGCTCTGCAAATGAGCCGCGTTGAACTCAAGGCCCAGGGACTGAGCCAGTTTCACCGCTTCAGAAGACGGCTTCAGGATGTTGCTGTAGGCCGCCTTGAGTCCCGTAATGGCTTCGCTGGTCCGGATGCCGTTCTTGGTCAGGACAGCGATGGAACCGAACAGTTCCTGGGTGCTGACATTGAGCTGTGCCGCAATGGGGATGACGTTGCCCATGGACTGGGCCATCTCGCCGAACGATGTCTTGCCGAAGTTCTGTGCCAGGAGCATCTGGTCGGTCACTGCCGCAGCCTCTTCTGCCGATTTCCCATAGGCATTGAGGACGGTCGTGACACCGTTTACGGCAGTCGTCGTATCCGTGAACCCGGCCTTGGCGGCAATGGTCATATCCCGGACGAAACCTACAGCGTGGCCGGCATCGACGCCCGCTGAGATGGCCTGGTAGACTGATTCGGAAAGGTCGGCAACGCCCGCCCCGGTTTCATCGCTGACAGCACGGATTTCATCACTGACCTTCTGCATGGAAACGACCGTCGTATCCACCAGGGTCGAAATCTTGGCGATGCCATTGGCAAAATCGCTGTGCAGCTTGAAGCCTGCCGTCGCAGCCGCCAGGATGGGTGCCGACAGCAGGGCCATCTTGTCTGACAGACCGGAAATCTTGCTTCCCGTCTGCTCGATGCTCTTCGCCGTCCGTTTCTGGATGCGTTCATGCTCCGTCAGCTTGTCCGACAGGCCGCTGACCGATTGTTTTGCCGCCGCCATCTGGGTCTTCATGGTTCCCAGGCTGGCATTGACGCTCCGCATCGTCGGCGTGAACAAATCCCGCAAACGGATAGCAGCATCGATGACGTTATTGGCCAATAGGTATCACCTCTCAATGTTGTTACAGCTATAAAAATATAGTAAGATAAAAGAAATCTATCTTTACGGAGGAATTCCAATGCGCTATTTCAATGAAACAGAAAAAAGATTAGCTGAACGATATCACCATATGGAGCTTGGAACTTGCAAAATCTGTGAAGAATGTCATAAGAGAGAGCGTTTATCCTTGCCGATTGGCTGTTGGTGCGTAGGTTCCGATTTTAATAAAACTTCCAAGAGAATTCTATTTGTCGGTAAAAATGCCAGATACAATCCCGGCACGATTGAAGACGGCTTCCGCAATCCCTTTCAATATACCCGTGAATCTCTGTGGAACAAAAGCTGGCCATACTGGAGCTATACTCGTGCTATCACTCTGAGAATATTCGGTGACGATTCCATAGAACACATCGCATTTACCAATATTGTCAAATGCAACAATTCCGGAGGAAAGGATACTACCTCAGATTTTGTAAAATCCAACTGTATCCTAAACCTAAAAGTCCTTCAGCAGGAATTAAAGGTAATACATCCTACTCATGTCATTTTTTATACATCTTGGTATTATGACGATTACATCCCTAACGTCTTTGACCGTTATAAT